TCGATATTAGGCACGGGTTCAGGAACACAGGGATGGGGACAGGCATCTAGAATCAACAGCACTGCGGTATCTGAAAGTAACAAGGTAACTGTCAACGAATGGGCTAACTTAAGATTTGATATTATCAATGCCTATCGACACATAAACGGCAGCAATCCCACAATGGCTATTCCACAGGCCAATAATACTATTAGATACACTTCATCATTCACACCAGATACTGGTACACTAGACGTACCACAAAAACAGTATGATGATTGGATGAATAATATCATTGCCAATCGATTTACAGTGGCAGCTGGCGAGAGTGCTACTACAACTGTTACATCGGTAAACAGATCTACTTCGTGGTATTCAGAAGTCAGTTGTATTGTTGGATTTTATTTTAATAATGCGAATGAAGCAAGGTGGTTCTTTAACAGTGGCGGTCAGATAAGAATAAGTTCTTCTAGGTCTGGTGGCGCCACTTCGGATCAAAACAACTCCTGGACATCTTTACTGAGCACTGTAGGAACACAGTTATTTGGTGGTAACAATCCTGGAACAGGAACTACACCCAGCGACGGCACTAATTGGTACAGATGCACAAATTCTTTCCAGACTTATTATACTGCCACAGCATCAAGTCCATATGGACTTAACACATTTAGATTGCAGGCTAGAGTAACAGATGTAGCTAATAACAGTACTGGTACAGCCGCATATGGTGAAATCAAAGTGATATGGACAGATGGATATGTTGACCCCGGAGTGCAACCTGGTAGTAATTGGCCAATAGGAACTCCAGTGGGTGAAGGCACCGCTGGCGGCGGCCAACAATTAGCTACTCCAGCAGATTTCCCTCCAGACGATGTAGTAGATGGAACGTTAACTGTTTCAGTCAATACTAGATATGCTACTGGAATTATGGTTCCTAGCAGTGCTGTCTTTACAATCAATCCTCCAACAGTTGGTATAGGTTCTATTACAGGAACATAAAAAAATCGTAGAAATTATGCGTCTAATAAATAAACTGCGTAGTTTATTGAGGAGACCATATGCAAGAGCAACTCAAACAAGCTCTAGATTTTTCTAATTACCAACATACTTTTTCTATTCAGAAAAAACTGTTAAAAGAGCGCACCGAATCAAAATTAACCTATGGTTATAGCGGTGGAATATTTTATATCAATCAAACTCTGCTCACTTTTGTTGACATGCTCTGTCAAAAAGGTAGAACATCGTCTGTGGTCTTACTAGACAATAATCAAAATCCAATATTAATTAAAGACCTTGAAACTTTCAAGGATGAAATATTCAGTAGGTATTTTGAAGTTACTAATGAATATTTTGAACAATACGATAAAATTAAAAAAAGCAGATCAGTAGAAAAGTTATTGGATCTATGAAAAAAGGTATTGTAATCTATGCTCATAATAATCGATCTATTGATTATGCTCTCATGGCTATAATAAGTGGCGGCCTAGCCAAAAAAAATTTAAACCTACCTGTATCGTTGATAACTGATGACAGCACAGTTGATTGGCTCAAACAGTCAGGAAAATATGATATAGCCTGCGATGTTTTTGAAAAAATTTTAATTGTAGAAAAACCAAAAACTAATAATCAGAGATTCCTTCACGATGGAGACGCTAAGATTACAATACCGTTCGTCAACACCAACAGAAATTCTGTGTGGGATCTTACACCGTATGATAAAACACTATTAATTGACAGTGATTTTTTGATTTTATCCGATAACCTAAATAAATTTTGGGATCTAGATGTAGATTTAGCTATTGGAGAATCTATCAACGATATCTATAATTCAAAAAGATTAGGTTATCTAGACAAATATGTTTCTGAAACTGGAGTAAAATTATATTGGGCAACTACGGTAATGTTTACTAAAAATGAAAATACGAAATTATTTTTCGATACAGTAAACTATGTTAAAGAAAATTATCAATATTTCGGAGATGTGTTTAGATATGACACTAGACAATATAGAAATGACATCGCATTTAGTATTGCCAAACATCTCTTAGATGGCTTTGTGGAAACAAACATAGGAAGATTACCACCTGTGTTATCTACCTTAGATAGAGACATTCTGGTTTCTGTTGATAACAATAGTTTAAAATTTCTAATAAATTATAGACTAGATAATAATTATTGTGCTGCGTCTTTGTCTGATGTTGATGTACATATTATGAATAAACAAAGTATAATTAGACAAAGCGAAAAATTGTTGGAAATGATATGAACTTTGGTTATCTACTTTTCGTCTCGCACCACGATACTATTGATTATCTAAAAATGGCTTATGCTTTGGCATTGAGTATTAAAAATACACAAAAACCTGGATATGATAAAGTTGCTATTGTTATAGATGACGGCAGCAAGATAGCCGATCTGAAAAGTTCATGGGTTTTTGATCATGTCATAGAATGGAATAAAGAAACATTTTGGAACGGCAGAAGTTGGATGGATAAATTAAGTCCGTTTGATCATACAGTGTGTTTAGATGTAGACATGCTTTTCACAAGAGACGTTAGTCATTGGGTAGATTATTTTATAGAAAATTCACAACTGTATGTTCCAAATAAAGTTTTTAATTATCGAGGCCACGAAGTAACAAATAGAAGTTATAGAAAATGTTTTGATAAAAATAATCTGCCTAATCTGTATTCGCTGTGGACTTTCTTTAAAAAAGATTCACAATTAGTAGATGATTTTTTTACATTGGGCAGATACATTATTAAGAATCCTATAGAATTTTCAAATGTTTTTTTAAGTGATCACAAACCTAAAATTTTAGGAACAGATGAAGCGTTCTCCTTAGCTGCTAAAATTTTAGACATTCAGGATGAAATCTCGTATCCTTTAGAATTTCCAAGAATCGTGCATATGAAGCCAATGTTACAAGATTGGCCTTGGCCCGCAGATAAATGGAGCGATCACGTGGGATTTTATTTAAACAAGCAAGGTAATTTAAAAATAGGAAATTATCAACAACACGACTTAGTTCATTATGTTGAAAAAGATAAAATTACAGATGAAACAATTAGCATATTGGAGAATATAGCATGGAAACTATAGAAGATTTTGACAAGTGGCTGGCAGAATATAAACCGCCAACAATTAATTACATCGCTGTTTTTGATCCTTCTACAGGAAAGGTAATAAGCGTCGGCCCTGATTTTGCTTTCCCCAACGAAAAAAATAAAGTAGATATTGACAAAGATATAGCACAGTCTATTATTTGTGCGGAAATACCAATTGAAAAATGCATGATAGACATAAGTTCTGGAAGTTTAGAAATAGCGGAACTTAAAACGCTGGTAAAATTAGACGACGTTTTACATAGAATAATTTCTACAGAATTTTCAAATTTAGAAACTCCAGATGTGTATCTTACCTTTAACAAAAAAAGCAAAACATTAAAGATTCAATTATCCGAAGTGTTCGGTGGAACCAAAAAATTTAAGAAAAAACACAAAGCTAGAAAGTTTGTTTGGGAAGGCAGCACAGTTATGAATTTTATCGTTACTGATTACAATGATCCTAATTTGATTTATGAAATGCATGATGTTAAAATAAGTGATATAGTCGGTAAAGATGTAACATTAAAAAATATTGATTATGATAATTTTAGTGTTTACACAAGGCGATTATTCAAAAATTATGTGATAGAATATAAATGAAAATAGTTGAGTTTGATGTAATTTTTTTAAGTTATGATGAACCAAACGCAGATCTACATTATGCAGATTTGTGTAATAAGGTACCTTGGGCTAAACGTGTTCATGGAGTTAAGGGTTCGGATCATGCACACAAAGCAGCAGCAGAACTTTCTGAAACAGACTGGTTTATCACTGTTGATGCTGACAACATTGTATATCATGAATTTTTTAATTTAGATCTAGACATGGCAGATCCTAAAATAAAAGTTTATGGTTGGTGTGGACGCAATAATGTTAACGGATTACGTTACGGCAATGGTGGTCTAAAAATATGGAACAAAGATTTTGTTCTAAACATGCAGACACACGAGAACTCTAGTAGTGATCGAGCACAGGTAGATTTCTGTTGGGAAGACGGGTATAAAAATTTTCCTAGAGTATACAGCAATAGTATTATTACAGGATCACCTTTCCAAGCATGGCGAGCAGGATTCCGTGAAGGTGTTAAGATGACACTACTCGACGGAGTCAAAGTTCCTCCTCAGGAAATTAAAGAACGCATTTGGTGGCACAATATACATAGGCTACGTGTTTGGTCTACGGTAGGTATGCATGAAGAAAATGGCAAGTATGCCATCCTCGGCGCTCGCATGGGAACATGGATGACCAACTGTACAGACTGGAATTATATTGATGTACGTGACTTTGAAATCCTGAGAAACATATACGAACAAAATGTAAATCATACGTTTGTCGAAGAAGACTCACAGGACCTAGGATTTAAAATCAAACATCAATTAGGTTTAGATTGGCCATGGTTAGATGAAAAGCAAAGTAAATTTACATTAGATTTATACGACGAAACAATCAATCTTGGTTTAACCTATTACAGTCATGTATGATATTTTTTTTGTAAGCAAATATCTTATATCTGATAAAATTAGAAACCGCATAAGTTGTCGTTTTCCCAATGCCCAATTTATAGAAAATTGTCTTTCTATCAAAGACATATCCTCTAAATCATTTACTAAGATGTATTGGGTAATTTGGGATGACGTGATTATTAGAAATGATTTTGACCTGGTAGCTTATAGAGCAACTAAGTGGGATGACATGTATGTTCATGTATTTAGAAACGGTGAGAATAAAGATGGTATCTGTTTATTTCCAAAAAGTTTAAATATTTCTCAACGAGAATTTGAAAACAGATATTTTGTTGAAAAGAAAGAAATAGATATTGTTGCATCTGATCCTGTACTTCAAAATTATGATATTGTTTTTATAAGTTATAATGAGCCAGACGCAGATGAAAATTATAAGAGACTATGCGATAAATTTCCGTTGGCAAAGAGAGTACATGGAGTAAAAGGTATACATCAGGCGCATATAGCCGCAGCAAAGTTAGCAACTACAGAAATGTTTTATGTAGTAGATGGCGATGCACATATTTTAGAAGATTTTAAATTTGACTATGCAGTGCCTAGATATGAAAGAACACATGTACATGTATGGAGAAGCCGTAATCCTATAAACAATTTGGAATACGGGTATGGTGGAGTAAAATTATTACCTAGAGAAAAAACTATTAATATGGATACCTCTACCACAGACATGACTACAAGTATTAGCAATAATTTTAAATTAGTGAATAGCGTGTCCAACATTACGTCATTTAATACTGATGCATTTAGTACATGGAAAAGTGCTTTTAGGGAATGTGTAAAATTATCTAGTCAAATTATTGCTAGACAGGATTCGCAAGAATCAATGCAAAGACTAGATAGTTGGTGTACACTGAATGAAGATGTGCCATACGGATATTTTGGATATTTAGGTGCATTGCACGGACGTGAGTATGGTGAACAACACAGAGGAAATGCAGAAGCAATCAAAAAAATAAACGATTTTGATTGGTTGAAGCAACAGTTCAATGAACGATATAGAACGCATTAAAAAATTTATTCCTATAATGAATGAAATTTCTCCTACATTTTGTATGGCGAAATGGCATCATACTACAATATATTTGCAAACTGGAGAAACTCATAGTTGTTATCATCCAGCGCCGCATAAAATTCCATTAGAAGAACTAAAAAATAATCCTAGCGCACTACACAACACATCTCAAAAAATATCTGAAAGATTTGACATGCTGGAAGGACGTAAGCCTGCTGGTTGTCAATATTGTTGGAATATAGAGGCATTAGGGGAATCATATATTTCGGACAGGCATGAACGTAATGCTAGTATCTATACAGAAAAAAGATTTAACGAAATCAAACACAATCCGTTAGTTCCTTACAATCCTCAGTATATAGAAATCTCGTTCGGTAATGAATGTAATTTTAAATGTGGGTATTGTCATCCTAAGCATAGTTCTGCATATCACAAAGAGATCAAAGATTACGGCCCGTATGATATGGTTAAAAATCATCGCAACGACATTGACTGGTTTAAGATATATGAGGAAGAAAATAATCCTTATGTAGATGCTTGGTGGCAATGGTGGCCTGAGGTAAAGAAAACCTTAACAATACTTAGAATAACTGGCGGAGAACCGCTGTTGCAAAAAAGTACATGGAAATTATTAGATGATCTTGCTGTTAATCCCTTACCGGATTTAGAATTGAATATCAATAGTAATTTTGGTGTGAAGCCTATCTTGATTCAACGTCTTGTTGAAAAAGTTAATTTTTTAATTGCTAATAAATGTATAAAAGATTTTAAGATATTTTCTAGCATCGATACTTGGGGTCCTCCTGCAGAGTATATTAGAACTGGATTAGATTTAACAGTTTGGGAAAAAAATCTAGATACATATCTTTCTCAGACTAATTTACCTATAACGTTCATGATAACGTTTAATATTTTAACTGTGGTAAACTTTAATGACCTGTTAATGAAAATGCTAGAATGGCGTTCTAAATATAACAGCGATCAACAAACTAAATGGCAGCGTATTAGATTTGACACACCGTTTTTAAAAGAGCCATTACAATACGACATGAACATATTGCCTAAAGAAGAATTCATGCCGTATATGAGAAATCATTTAAACTTCATTCTAGCCAATTTAGACGATAAAAACCGTAATAAATTCAGTGACTTAGAGTATTCTAAATTTGAAAGAGTTGTGAAATACATGGAGGAAGCTGTCTATACCCCAGAACGTCTATTAGAAGGTAGAAAAGATTTTTATAAATGGTTCAACGAATTTGATCGTAGAAGAGGAACTAATTTTATGCAAACTTTTCCCAAATTAACAGATTTTTACCTAAGTTGTTCAAAGCTGGCTAATAATATTTGAAAATATCTGCCCAGCGGCATTAGAATGCTGTTGTTCGATAAAAATTTTATAATTATGTTGAAGAATATCTAAGTGACTAAATCTCCATTCT